ATTAAAGAGAACTTTAACATTGAAAACCCTGAAGAAAAATTAAAAAATTTTAAGAGCAGTATGCAAACATATGGTGAAGGTTATGAAAAAACAAGAAAAAAATATTCCGGTATTTTTATTACTCTAAAACGACAGAAAGGTTCTTCAATTATTGATGTAATGATAAAAGACAATAATGTATTGTCATATATTCCTCTCATAAAAGATAATATAATTGGATTAATTGAACTTGTTTTAAATACGAACTCTTATGATATTAAAGGAAGATGTAATATAAAAATTGATAAAAAGACACAACAAGCTTATGAAGATGACTTATTTAATCCAAATGCTGAAGAAGATTTAATAGTTGATGATGATGATTTTGATTTAGATTTTGATGCAATTGATGAGCAAGAACAAGAAGGTGGTGCAGATGATGATACGCCTCCATCAATTGAATTAGATTTCGATGATTTCAGTTTAGGTTCTGTATCAGAATCTGATGATGAAGAAGAAGATAAAAAAGAAGCAATTGACGAAAGTGATTTCAATATTGAAGATGATGATGGCGAAGGCGATGGCGATGGCGATGGCGATGGCGATGGCGAAGGCGATGACGAAGATGATGATATAGAAATTAAAGAAGAATCACGGCCTCAAGCTATTGATATAGAAAGTGAAAGTGATGATAGCCCTCTTGTATTAGAACCTGCACCTATTGAAAATCAAAGAATAAAAGAGAATATTGATAAAATAAATGAAGAAGAATTTAATTCCAGAGCACTAAGCCCAGAACCAGAAATGGATGATTTTGAATTGCTTGATGTAGACCCAGATGAAACAACAACTGGTGAAGAGTTAATGGAGCAAATTCCTAAATCGCCACGAGCAAAATCAGAGAAGGATATGGAAGTCGAACCAGAAAGAATTTTAGAAGAGGATAACGAGAAGAAACCAAAGACACCTGAAAAGAAATCAAAGACACCTGAAAAGAAACCAAAGACACCGGAAAAGAAATCAAAGACACCTGAAAAGAAATCAAAGACACCCGAAAAGAAATCAATAATAAAGGATAATAATATTATTAATCCAGAGGATTTGCATGGTAAAGAGTTAAATTTCTTTTCTAAAAATTTGACATCTAGAGACCCTGATTTATTTAAAACTGAGACTACTGGAAAATACAATTCCTACTCAAGGTCTTGTCCTTCAAATGTGAAAAGACAACCTGTAATATTAACTGAAGAAGAAAAAGAGAGAATCGATAAAGAAAATCCAGGGTCATATGATAGTGCAATAAATTACGGTAGTAAAAAGGACAATAAACATTGGTTTATATGTCCAAGATATTGGTGTATGTTATCAAATTTACCTATGACTGAGAAACAAGTTAAAGATGGCGAATGTGGCGGAAAGATAATACCACACAATGCAAAAACAGTGCCAGAAGGTAAATATATTTATGAATTCTATGCAAAATCGGAACATGAAAAAGATGGAAAATATATAAAACATTATCCAGGATATTTAGATGGCAGTAAACATCAAAATGGTTTATGTGCTCCTTGTTGTTTTAAGACAAGTATGGAAAAGGGAGCAAATAAAAAAAGAAAAGAACAATGTGAAATAGACCAGAAAAAGAGAGATGGAATTGCAGTTAAAGATGAAAAAAAAGAAGACGTCATAAAGAAACCAAATACAGGTAAAGCTACAATATTAGGTAATGATAAATTTCCTATAGAAAATGGCCGGTATGGTTTCTTACCAATAGAAATAGAAATGTTTTTAGAAATTGACCATTCAAGTTATTTCATAAAAAATACAAATAAAATAAAGGTGGCCAATAAACATTTTATGAGAATTGGTGTAGAAGACAGCGACAATCAATCATTTGTTGCAGCAATATCAAAAGTATATACATCATTATTTGGTTTGAAAGATGAATCTATTGCTGATTTTAAGAAGAGAATAATTAATTTTCTTACACTAGACAATTTTCTTACATTTCAAAATGGAAATTTATATGATTTATTTTATGAAGAAACTGCCGATTTATCATTAATAACAAAACAAAAAATAGAAAAGTATAAAGGAACTGAAATGTATAAATCATTTAATAATAATAAAGATAATGGAAATCAATTAAAATATCTAAAGCAAATTATATCAGCTTTTGAAAATTTTATTTCATTTTTAAAATCAGATAGTGAAACAATTGATTATACTTATTTATGGGATATAATAACAAATAGAAATGGAATTTTTAGAGATGCAAGTAAAACTGTAAAAGAGGAAACGACAGATATATTAACAGTACCGATGTATGGAATAAACTTAGTTATTCTTGAAATACTAAAAAACGATAATACTGCAAATGTTAGTTTTATTTGTCCTACAAACTCATTTGCATCAAGTAAATTTATAAAAAAAAGAAAAACTATAATTTTAATAAAAAATGAAAATTATTATGAGCCAATTGGGTTATATCATATAGACCATAAAGATAAATCAAATTTCTCTCTCTCATTATCAATATATAATAGTGATGGTGCTTCAAATATTGCAGGAATTAAAAGAATATTAGGATTGGTTGAAAAAATTATGAAAAAATGTGTAACTCATGAAAATAATCCGAGAGAACATATAATGGAAAAAAATATTACATTAAGAGATTTAGTTAGAATACTACAAACGAACCGGATTTATGGAAAGTTTGAGATAAAGAAATTTATAATGAATTATCATGGAAAAGTAATTGCAGTTTTACTCATTGATACAAAATTAAAAAGTGAAAACAAACAGAACACATTTTATATACCATGTTTACCATCAGTTATTCCTAGTGAATACACTGATATTGAAATTGCGACAGTTGATGATATAAATGAAGATTTACATAATTACAAAACAACAGTGTCATTATTGCATAAATATGAAAAAGTAATTAAAAATGGATTAAAGACTAGACCATTTGCAAGAGTTATTGATGATGGAAAAATAGTTGGTATATTAACAGTTGCAGACCAATTTGTCCCAATTAAAGATGTTATGGATGAAGAGTTAATTGATTTAAATTCTCCTGATGAAAAGGATATTAAAACCATATATTCATCGAACTATTTGGCAGTTGATAAATCAATTGCTTTAAATAGAGAGCAAGATGAATATAGAATACAGAATGTAAAAAATATAAAGATGGAATCACTATATTATAATTTATTTAGAGCAACACTCAAAAAAATACTGCATAGCTATGAAAATTATGTTATAAGAGAGAAATTAGAGAAAGTAATTGATAATGATGAAACAGACTTGGATGACAAAAGGAAAGAAGTGAATAAAATAGTTAAAGATTTAATGAAAGATACAGTTGCTTTTGTTAAACATGATAAACAAACTATAGAGTCAATATATGAAATGCAAAAATGCTTTAATAAAAAAGCAAATAGTTCGGAATGTGATGTATCAATATGTGGAAATGGTAAAACAAGATGTCAACTGCTATTTCCCAGTAAAAATTTATTAAATGGTAAAAATAATGAGAAATTATACTATACAAAATTAACAGATGAAATTATCAGATATGATAGAATAAAAAAATACATATTTGATAAGAAAGTCTATTTATCATTAGAAAAAATTAATTATAATTTAGGTAAGGATGAGATGCTTATTTATGAAAGTGAATTAGACCAGTCAACATTAAATACAATGAAATCATCTGTAAAGGAGAAAAAAATGAAAAAAAATGTTTTTGATATTGTAAATCCAGAATTTAAAACTTCACAAATTAAAACAATATATAATGCAGAAGAATTTGAAGATTAGAAGCTATCATATCCATCATCATCATCATCATTATTATTATAGATGATATGTTGATAGTGGAAATCAGTGTTATAATAATTTACTATTGGTTCAGTAATAATCATAGAATTTTCAATATTTGTATATGGAGAACGAGTAATTAAATTTGAATTAATAGTAAAATCTTCTGCAGTATCATCTTCTTCGTCATCGTCATCTTCATCGTCATCTTCATCATCATCTTCTTCGTCATCTTCTTCGTCTAACTCATCTCCTCTGTCATCATGTTCTTCATCATCACTATTAAGTAAATCCGGCATAGAATCATTTGTATTATCTTCTTCCATTTCTGATAAATATTGGTCATCGCTTGAATCATATGTGGTAGAAACAACTGGTCTTAGATTTGACGTTGTTTGATGTAAGTCATTTTCATCAATAAATCGTTGTGGTCCACTGCTATTTGTTGTAGTATTAGAAGTGGTTTGTTGTATTTCTGAATTAATTACAGCACGCACAGCATTAAAATCAATTCTTCTTCTTACATTGGAAATACTACCTGGTGTGCTTATGGATTGATTAGTTTCTCTACTTGTAGTTTCGTTTTGGAGTGAGACATAGTCATTCATTATTTCATTAATCAATGTATAAACGGAGTGTCTTGAGCCTTGTGCTGCAAGTGCGTAATTTTGTAATTCGGTACGTCGTCGTGTAATTTCTCGAACAACACGGTCGCGTTCATTTTCTTCAATATTATTATTTCGAATGATTTCGTTAAATCTATCAACAAATTCATCCTCAACTTTATCTGAAATTACTGGTGCATTAAATGTCATTTGTTTCTCTAAAAATTTAAAGCCATTATTTTTAAATTCTTCAAATGGATTAATCACTTCTTCATTATGTGGGTCGAAACTAAATTTGTTGAGATGTTCAAGAGTTTTGAAAACAACCTGTTTGTTATTTCTTTTTGGTTTTTTGTTAGGTGGCAGACCAAATTTATTATCTTCTTTAACAAGATTAGAAAGTTCTTGGATAATTTTTCGCTCACAATAAAATCGCAATCCTTGATTTTGTGAATGCTTAACAAATAGATATTTTTGAATAATTGGTTTCATTTTCTTGAGCATTTTTTCTTTAGGATATCGTCTATCGAAATGAAATTCTCTCAATTTACGATTTGCTTTTTTATATTTGAATAAGATTTCATAGCATAATTTGTATTGATTATTTAATGGTAAATCACTAATGTAATTTTTAATATGTTCATCAAGAATGTAAGGCTCATATGTGGATTTAAATTTATTAATATCAAATCCACATTTAAAGAACATATCGAAAAGAAGAGGCATATTAATGCTTGTTTCTTTCAATCTAAAATAAATATTGTATAAAGTAGATTTGTTAAAAGGAATATTTGTATATGGATTTTTAATATTCTCTGACTCGACAAAGAATGAATCACATTTACAAAGAGAATGCTTAATGATATTAACAATATCAGTCAATTTGAATTCATATCTTGTATTTTCTTGATAAATAGTAATTTTTTGTGTTGCAGGCATACAACTGAGACTCTCCCCGTGTAAATCGAAATCATTATCAAACTTCTTTGACTTTATAAATTTGTATTTGTGAATCAGCTTACAAATAATAAGATAGAGCTTTTGGTTTTCTCTGATAATATCAAATAATTTTTCCCTCTCTTGTTCTGTAAGAATTTTATTGTTAATAACACTCTTAATAATGTTATATTTATTTTTGAAATCAGTAATGTTTGTAAATTTGAAATATGTTTCAAATAAAGTGAACACTCTTTTTAATTCTTTATCACGATTAATGATACGTTCCGGAATTAAATTGAAAATAGTGTTTTTCATTTCGTCGAGTAATTGCATGTTTATTATTATTAATAAAATTTTTTTTTGGTTTCAATTTATTAATAATAAAAATAAAAGAGAGAGAATCAAAATTATTGAGAATAAAATCGCTAAACTAGTAGAGTAAGAGAATTCATTACCTTTCCATAATTTCTCTCTTTAATACCTTCTTGCATCATTGGAATCATTACAATAACAAAACGGTATATAAATATTAAAACACTTAATATACCTACAAGTAATTCTAGATGTGTTGCATCTTTCATAATAAACTAAAGAGAGAATAGAAATAAAAAGATAACAGAAATAAACAAAAATAAATAAACAAAAATAAATAAACAAAAATATAAATAAAGATATATATGCCAACAAGAAAAAGAAGTGTTGTAGTTTATCCAACAAATCAAGAATATGAACTTAGTTTAAATAATCCGTATTTAAATCATAATGAAGAAGAAGGTTTATTATTAGAGCCTAGACAAGTAATTATACCACAAGAATTAGTAGAGAGAGCATTAATAATTGATAAATTAAATACTACCGTAAGAGTTATTTGTATTTGTGATGTTTTTATGAGTAGTTATTATTTTGTAATAAATTATATAGTTGGTGGAATAACATTAGTTATATCTATGAATGGTTTAATTGCAACAATTAATTATAAAAAAAATCTCATGTGCTGTTATTTATTTTATCAGTATTTTCAGGTTGCTTCAAGAATTGCAAATATATACTATATCATACTATATAGTCATGATGATTCTAATACAAATACAACACAAGGCACATTATTTTTATTAGATGATAGAACTTTAGACTTAACTATTGTAAGTGTGTTGTTTGTTTTTCAATTAATTATCGCGTTTTTTATTAGAACGTATTACAGTGCATTACCAAGTTATGAAGATAGAGAGAATATTAGACTTTTATCTAATAGTGTGTAATAATAATTAATGTATAATGATTAATGTATAATGATTATACTAAAATTTTAATTAGCAGCAACCCATTCAAAAGTATTAGCAGAGTCTTTTTCAATTTCAGCACTTTTAGCATCAATTAGTGGTTTTGTAATATTATTGGCACTTCCGCCGTCTGGAGAACTAGTGTTTGCGTGTGTCAAAACTTCTTGTGCTCCTGCTTGAACATTACCATTGAGATCATCATTAACATAATTATTTAAATGTGAAATAAGTGAATCGGCTGATGGTCCTGCGCCACTATTAGCACCAGCATTATCGGTTAAAAAGGTTTCTGCTCGTGTTTTAAGTAATTGCGCTCCTTCGCTTTTGTCTGCAGCAGCCTTATCAAGTCTAGAATAAAACAAACCGTTTTGATTGCTTACACCAGCAACACTTTTAACAACAATTAATCCAGCATTATCAGGTGCAACGATAGGTAAATCACCAGCAGCGCCACCATCAATAACAGGAACTTTTAATATGTCTTCATTACCAACTTCTAAACCACCAGATATTACTCTACCTCTGACACGTGTTTCGCCATTGCACACAATACTTCCAAACGAATGTAAATCTTTGCAATCTAAATCTTCATTATAGCTCGTATTAGTATAATTACTTCCACCTGGGCGGAAATTAGGTCTTGAACGAATTCCTCCAGTATTTCTTGGCATTTTATATATATATATTTTTAATATAAAAAAATATATATTCCTAAAGTAATCATTTTAATTTAATTTAATTTAAAATACTTTTTGTCTTTAAATATCAATATCATAATCATCATCATCGCCCATCTGTTCTGTTGTTATATTAATTCCGGTATTATTAATTTGAATATTTTGAATACTACATTTATCATTAGGGTCTTCAATATTACCAAACATTGCTTCAATCTCATCAAATTCATCTTCTTCGTCATCAATTTCTTCTTCTACACCTTCATTTAATTCCATTAATTTCTCAATATTGACAATGGTCTGGAAACTATTCGTTCCATAATATCCTTCTTGACCACACATAACATTTGCAGAAACACCTCGCATCATATCAACTTCACCATGTTTCGCAGCTTTCAAGAACATTTCAGGTGTTTCTTCAAAAGATGCTTTTGCAATTGGACCAATATTGTCATTATTAATACCATGTCTAAAGATTGAAATCAATTTATAAGAATTTGTCATTCTATCACTAAGTAATGAAATATGTCTGTAGTTGATGTATGTGCCGTCAAACTCAATGACATCTAATAATTCATTCATAATTGCAATGCGAGCAGCTTCAATTCCCAACACTCTATATATCTCTACAATATTATTGGTAATTGTTTTATTGGTATCAATATATTCTAATGCAAGAATATCCATCAAATTGGAGCCGTCAGTATCTAAAACCCACTTTTCTTTTTCTACATATTTGCCCTCCTCCTTTTCAAGATTGTCACTATTTTTACGAATCATGACTTTCTTAATATTCTTTACACCACGAATAATAATATTGTTCATTAACTGTTCTTGAAAATTTTTCAAGATATGAATTTCGTCTGCTTGGTCTAATGATGCTGGCTTTGCCTTTTTACGACTATTAATATTGAGTCTAATTCTAAATAATAGGTTATTCGAGTTGAAATCAGTATAAGAACATGAAATTTCATCATTGTAGGTATTTTTCAATGTATAATGAATATCATCCATCGTAATATTTTTATCTAGCATTGTTTCATTATCAACTTGGATTTCAATAATCCAATTATATGATTCAAACTCTTCATCACCTTCATTATTACAATCTTTAATTACACGTTCAAATTCGTCAAACACTACTTCTGATGTAGTGGCATTATCATTTACCGAACCTTTCGGACTGAATGAGATTTCGATACTTCTGATTACATCACGCAAAGTAGTATATTCAATCATATTCATTATTGATGTTGCTCGGTCAATATTAGATTCATCTTCTTTTTTAAGATAGATTGTTAAAGAAGGATTCTTAGGATTCTCAGACAGAGACAGAATTTCTTCAATTCGTGGAACACCACGAAGAACATTCGATTTAGATGCAACACCAGCAAAATGAAATGTATTTAATGTCATCTGTGTAGTAGGCTCACCAATACTCTGTGCAGCAATCATACCAACCATTTCTCCGGGAGCAATAATTGAACTTTTGTAAATATAAGTAATGCGATTAAGCAACATTGTTATAGCATCTTTGTTAAATCGATGACGAATCAACAAATTTTTCGGTGATAGGAAATAATTATAAGCAGTCATAAACAAATCATTTGGTTTGCAGTAGTAAGAATAATTCAATTTTTCAATTGTTTCTTCAAGCATTGCATATGTTTCTAGAGGCGTTATGTCAACCATTGAATTTGCATGAATATTCATTTGACCTTTAATATTATTAATAATATACTCAAATGCAACCGGATTGTAAATGCGATTATCATTTTTTCCCTTCATAATATGTTTCATAATTTGGTCGCGCATTTCAATTGCATATTCAATATATTCACGATTTTTTTTAAGGAAAACATCGCGCTCCTTTTTAAGTCGTCGCAAAACTGGCTCCGTGAAAATTTCTTTTAGAACCAAACTGTCTGGCTCACTTGAATTTTTATGAGGAATATCATAGTGTTGGTAAATGCCATTAATATCAAGGTTTAAAAGTCCAAGGCTATAGCCCTCAACTTTACATGGGTCAAAATTATCATCACCATAAGTATATTGAGCAATTTTCCCCTTATTATTTCTAACTGTCATATCATATTCGGCTTTCAAATCTTCACAGCCTTTAATAATACGACGTTGAATATATCCAGTCTGAGATGTTTTTACAGCTGTATCAATAAGACCAACGCGACCACCCATTGCGTGAAAGAACAACTCTTCCGGTGAAAGACCTGATATAAATGAACTTTCGACAAAGCCTCTTGCAATTGGTGTATCATTGTATTTTGTATAATGTGGTAATGTTCGGTCATCAAAACCATATGGAATTCTTTTACCGTCGACATTTTGTTGTCCTAGACAAGAAATCATTTGTGAAATATTTAGGTCGCTACCTTTTGAGCCGGCTTTTACCATCTTCACAAATCGATTACTTGGGTCTAGACTTGTTCTTCCAATTTTACCTGCTTGCGATGAAGCCTGATTTAAAATATTATTTACTTGCGATTCAAATTCATTTCGATTACTTTGTGCAGTATTATTTTCAAAAATACCAAGATGTGTCTGTTCAATAAGGTCATGAACTTCCTTCTTCTTTCCAATAATCTTTTGAGTAATTGTATCTTTTGTCTGCTTATTTGCAATCAAATCACTTACACCAACACTATAAGCATTTGTTTTCATAAATTCAGTGACAATATTTTGTAGTCCATCAACATATTTTGCCGCGGCAATATTTCCATAATCATTGCACACACGATGTAAAATTCCTTTTGTGCCATCGCCAAGAATGCCTTTATCAATATTACCTCTTACAACTTCTCCATTCTTAATTTCAAGAACATTATTTGACGTTTTAAAATCTTCGCCTTCATCAAACTGTTTATTTTTATACTTGAGACTAATAGGCGGAGTAATCTGTGTAAGAATGTTAAAGGGGCTTGCATTGCCTTCAATACTATTAATCATTTTTGCATCAACATCTTTCTGATTCATAAGCAAATTCATTGTTTGTCGTTTTGTAAAATTAATATTCGATTTGGTAAATTCATGAATTCCAAGAAGTGAGTCTTGGAAAATACCAATAATGGTTTTATTATTTGCAGGACTAACCAATTGATAAGGAACTGCTGCCAATTCTTTTAATTCAATCTCAGATTCGACATCTTGAGGCATGTGTAAATTCATCTCATCACCATCAAAATCAGCATTATATGGCTTTGTATCGGCAACATTCATTCTGAATGTATCACCTTGCTTCATAATCCGCGCAATATGACACATCATTGACATTCGATGTAATGTTGGCTGTCTATTAAAGAGAATATAATCTCCGTCCATCATATGGCGGTGAACAGTATCACCTTTATTAAGAACAATTGAATTGCGGTCAACATATTTCAAAGAAATATTTTCTCCAGTGCTTCTCTCCAGAATTTTGGCACCGGGGTGTTTATCTGGACCATTCTGAATAAGAGTCATCAAGAAATCTTTGTTATGTTCATTAACTATAATTGGCTTGGTAATATTTTTGGCAATCTTTAGCGGAATACCTAATTCACGAATAGATAGATTAGGGTCTGGTGTAATAACAGAACGGGCACTAAAATCTACTCGTTTTCCTTGCAAGTTTCCTCTTACACGACCAGCTTTTCCATTAAGACGTTCACGAATAGTTTTAAGAGGACGACCTGACCGCTGTGCAACAGAAGCTACACCAGGAATATTATTGTCTACCAAAGTTGCAATGTAATACTGCAACATTGTTGCCCAATCCTCAATAATTGTTGGTGCTGCATTAGTATCAATCTTTTCTTGAAGTGTTTTATTGGCTTTGATAATATTGACAAGAATGTGCGTAATGTCGTCTTCGCTCCTTTGTTGTGAATCATGTTTTACCGAGGGGCGAACAGCAGGTGGAGCAACCGGCAACACTTTGCAAATCATCCATTCTGGTCGAGACCAAACGGAACTGAATCCCATAAAATTCACATCTTCGTCGGAAATTCTCTTGAATATTTTAAGAATAAATTCAGGTGTTAATTTCATGATGTTTCCTTCTTCGCCAGAAGAATCTTTATCCCACTCAGCAAGAATTGTTGCTAGACCTTCTTTCTTAATGCGAATAGGCTGAACACAACCACAACCATTTTTTGTATCTTCGCCGCATGTTTTTACTTTACTAGCATGTTGGAAAATGTAATTCCATCTGGCTTCAGAAGGCATATCCATAGCAATTCTGTGTTTTTCTTTATCAATTAGGAGTTTGCTGCATTTAACACAAGTGCAACGCAAAATCTTTAGAACTGTTGTAAGATATTGAATAAAGAAGACTGGTTTTGCTAAAGTGATATGACCGAAATAACCAGGAGTATTTATATAATCATGTCCATCTGTTGGACATATAAGTCCAGGGTCTTGAACACCCATTCTTGGGTCAAATAACCCTCCAAGAACTGGTTTATTATTTATATAAGTGTCCCTGCTTGTAATTTCACACACGGACATATTTTCTATCTCTTCGGGAGACAACATCCCAAATTGAATACCCAAAATTCTTGATTTATTTTCACTTGCCATTTTACTTATTACAATATATTTAGATTGTTTTCAAATCAATTTTTTTTAATTTATAAAATAAAAAAATTGATGTAAAAATAAATCATTTTATAATAGTAAATGAAGAGCGACATGAAAAATAAGACTGATATGACTGAAAAAAACACTGGCGATTCTCCTATTTCTGATAAAAAAAACCAGAGTAAAAACCAGAATAAAAATCAGAATAAAAACCAGACGAAAAAACCTATTAAAAAATCTAGCAAAAAAAATAAATATTCATTGCGTTCAAAATCTTCTCGGCACAATAAATCTAATGAAAAAAAATATAAAAAAAATAAAACTAGTGATTCTGATAATAATGATGGCACATCAAGTGATGAGAGCGAAGAAGAGTTTGACCAAACAGAATACACTAAGTTTCTTTCTAAAATGTTCCCATCAAGATTCATTAATCAACGCGTTTCTGAGATTTTGGAAGAGGAAAATCAAGAAGAGTCTTGCGATGATAGTAGTGAAGACGAATCTTATGAAATGTTGCAGAAAAAGAAAAGAAATCATAAAAAGAAAAAACATGTTATTGAATCTGACAGTGAGACTATTGGCGAAGAAGATACCAGCGACGAACATGATAGTGAATATGATAGTGAAGATGATGACGGCAGTGATACTGATGAACTTTACGGAACTGTCTATTCTAAAAAGAAAGCTTTTAATATCCTTGTTTCGCTCGACGACCCTTCATATTATGCATTGGATGAGCAAGATAGTGATGAAAGCGAGAGTGATGAAAGCGAGAGCGAACCTTCTGAAAATGAAGAAGAGACTAAGAAAAAATCAAAAATGAAAAATTATACCGAAGATGACAAAAAACTATTAGAAAAATTTAAAAAAATTGCACTTGGTCTTAAGAAAACACATGGAGATTCCGAACTATTAAATGAACTTATTACGATTGGCAATGATAAGCAAAAAGAGATTGAACGTAATAATAAAAAAGCGACGAAAAAAAAGACTGCTAAAAATACGAAAGAATTTACTAAATTAATCAAAGATAAAAGAAAAGAGACTGATTTTAGTCTATTTAAAAAATTTGATTTAAAACGACAAGAGACCATTATTGAAAAATTAGAAGAGATTAAAAAATATAATGACGATGCAAAACCCATTCGTATTGGATTACTTGAAACTGATATTCCTGTGAATTATAAGGCAGTCGCATTGCGAAAGATGAATACGCTTGATTACATGGAGCCGGGGACAAACGAATTTTATAAAATGAAACAGTGGGTCGATACATTTATGCGTATTCCATTTAATAAATATGCTAATTTGCCGATTACGGCTGAAGACGGTGTTGAAAAGTGTCATAAATTTATGGCTGATGCACAGAAAACACTAAATGAGGCGGTTTATGGTATGAATGATGCCAAAATGCAAATCATACAGATGGTTGGCCAATGGATTACAAATCCATCTGCTATTGGCACTGCTATTGCAATTAAGGGGCCAATGGGAACAGGTAAGACTACATTGGTAAAAGATGGCATTAGTAAAATTTTAGGCCGCGAGTTTGCATTTATTGCGCTCGGTGGTGCTACAGATAGTAGTATATTGGAGGGCCACTCTTACACTTATGAGGGAAGCACATGGGGTAAAATTGTAGACATTTTGGTTCAATGTAAGACAATGAATCCGGTAATTTATTTCGATGAATTAGACAAAATTAGTAATACACCTCGAGGTGAAGAAATCGCAAGTATTTTGACACATTTGACAGATACGACACAAAATGATAAATTTCATGATAAATATTTTGCGGAGATTGATTTGGATTTAAGCAAGTGTATGTTTATATTTAGCTATAACGAAGAAGAAAAAGTGAATCCAATTTTGCGGGATAGAATGTATCGTATTGGGACTAAGGGTTATTCAGTGAAGGAGAAAAAGATTATTGTGGAAGATTATTTATTGCCGAAAATTCGTGAGCAGATGAAGTTTGAAAAAGGTGATATTGAAATTAGTGAAGAGGTATTAAAATATATTATTGACCGTTATACAAATGAAGAGAAGGGTGTTCGTAATTTGAAGCGGTGCATTGAAACTATTTACCGAAAATTGAATTTGTTTAGATTGATGCGTCCTGGTGAAAATTTGTTTGAAGATGATTTAGCAATTAAGGTTGAATTCCCAATTAATATTACGAATGATATTGTAGATAAGGTGATTAAAACAAATGAGGATGATAATAAAACTCCTGTGTCAATGTATATGTAAAAATATTAATTAGAAGTGTGTATATTATTAAAAATATTTTTTATTCTGTTAATATATAAGAAGGATGGAAAAAACAGTAAAGTCTAAAGAGTTAACGATTGATATGACAGGAAAAAGAGAGAATGAAATACCTGAAAACACCACAATAGAATTTGAAACCAAACCAGATGACCCCCCAGATATTGCATCATTAAAAATTACTGATAGTGATGGACATGTAAAGATAAAACATGGTGATACTATAAAAGATAAAATCTCAGTTAAATACGATAAACAAAAAAAAGGATATACTTTTCCTACCAAATTCCAAAATAAAAAATATAAAATATATGTAGATGATACATATAGTTCTAGTGAAAAAAAAGTTAATTTTGAAATACAAACGAATAACAATCAACTAGTTGGAGAAATAAAATTAACAAATATTGGTACCACAGCAGCAGACACTAACACAGCAGCATCAGGAGCAGACACTAACACAGCAGGAGCAGCCACCAACACAGCAGCACCAGTAGTATCAGCAACACAAGCACCAGTAGCAGCATCACAAGCACCAACACCAGTAGCAGCATCACAAGCACCAACACCAGTAGCAGGAGCAACACTAGGAGCGACCAAAGTGGCAGAAATGCTTAAGGAAATTAAAATTGGACAATTTACAATAGAAGGTTTTGATAATAATAATATAGTTATTAATGATGACACTTTAGATAATTTATTTAAAATAAAAGATGGTAATGTAACGATAGATAATAATAAAGTAAATGAATTTTTTACAACAGCAGAAGATAATTTGGAAGTTTCTGTTATTAAAAAAAATGCACAAGGAGGTTTTGATGGAATTCAAAAAATGAACTTTGGTATTTTAAAAACCATACAAGGAATAAATATTACAACAATTAATGATTTAAAAGATCCGATTATGTTAAGCCCAGATCAATTAAGCAAAATACCATCAGGAGAACAAGTAACAAATCTAGATGCAACAC